GTCTCGATAGAGCTCCCGTTACAAGCCTTGCGATACAGTCGCATCTTGTCTAACTGGATAGTAGCATATCAGGCTGGTCAGGTCCACCGGGCTCCCTCCAAACAGATGGAACCGTACTAGTACGGATCCCCTATAAGGGTGAAGCTCTGTGTCCCAGTAGTCTCTTGCCCCAGACCACCTACCTTAGGTGACGTCTGGTCAGTCTGCAACGGAGAGCTATTTCTAGCTTGCTCGGTTCTGAACTGAGCCAGGGCCTTCTGAAGGTTCCTGATCCAATGACCCCCTTGACGACCATCCGAAAAGAATGGAAGTCCGGGAATTGTGACACCTAAAGTTTTGGCTATAGCCAAGACAGTAGATCGCATAGGGCCGTAGATTGATTCGGGTTTCCGAACTACTGACCTTACTTTCAACCCCCCTGGACCTCTGCTACCTGGACGGTTAAGTTTAGGATCTTTTGATCCTTCACCGTTATAGTCCAGGTTGGCGTGTATAGATTGTGAGAAATCATAGTCTATATACTCCGAAGCAGAGTGCGCTAGTGAGTATAGATTTAACCAAAAGCCTAAAGGATTAATAATCCCCCATGGCATCTTGGTTTCTAACTCAGGTTGCGCGTCTTCAGGAGGTTCAAAGTTAAAGTCCACATTGGACACTTCCTCGTCATACTTGTACAGCTCAGCTGTACGACGTAATGCCGTAATTCGCTCTAATGCCTTCCTGTTGTGCTCGTTAAAGCACTCCATTAGGTAATAGGATGCGAACATTGCACTCGGAGCTGTGAAAGTCATAGCTCTGATAGTAGGGTATGCGAATTGATTTTCGTATCCTTCTACTAGAAGTTTAGTAAGACGTGAATGCCACATCGTGGCTTCCTTCTTATTCAACCGTGCAATAGGATCATCAGCCTGCTCTACCAATTTCTTGATAGAGTGAGATCCAGGGCCCATCATGGGCCAGGGGTCTCCAGGCATCAAAGTATTGGGGTCAGATCCTCTAGCAAGAGGTGTCTTTCCTTCGAGTTCTCGCTCAAATAAAGCTTGTTCTCGCTCCCATCCGGGAGGGTTCTTTGGTGTTGGTGATCTTTCGGTATGTTCCACATAACGCAGACCTGGTTCATCTTCAAACGACTTTAATACAAAATCGTCGTCTGGAATGAACTTCGGAACTGATTGTGGGAACTGACTTGGTTGTGGAAACATGTCCTCAAGGAAAGGTTTAAGAACCGCGGTCCGTTCGGACTGTGGCTCAGAAACTTTCCAAGAGAAAGGTTTCGGGCACTTAGCTTCGAGTTTTCGTAGATAATCTACGACCTCCCTACTAAGATGAGCAATCAACTGTGTCACTACCTCTGCTTCCGATACTGGTGGAAAGTTAGGTTCAGGCTGCGAAGCCGAAAACTTTAGATCGAGAAGTTTCGCTTTGTCCTCCTTTGGGAGAATCAAAGCAATCCAATCGATTAACTGACCTATTCTTAGATCCTTAAGCTCTTCTCGAGCAAAAGGATTAAGAAGACAATACCGTATCAGATTCAGTAACAAAGGTGGCCGTTGCCCAGACATCTCAGGAACCATCTGTCTCCACTGAACAGGAGTGGCAGCTTTACGAAGTAGAGCTGAGTTTACATCCTTAAGAGATGTTCCAAACCTAGCGAGTATCCGTTTGGCGTACTCCCAACGATCGACCCAAGTTGTTGATGCTATCTCTTCCTTAAGTGATAGAGGGGAAATATTGCCTTTAGGATGGAAACGCTGGTTAGCAAATTCAAAGCAGTTAAAATCTGACTGCAGTGACTTCGCTAAACCTATGGTAATGGAGAATTGATCACAAATATCCTGGTACTGTTTTGCAACAGCACTAGAAATACTTATGTCAATGTCATCTCCCAATACTAGGTAAGTGGAGAACCACTTGAAACCTGGTTTAGGCCGGTTCGACGAACCAACTCTACCAGATTCACTAGTAACCGCAGCAATTGTACTTCTTTGAAGCTCTTCATGCGACGCACGATAAGCAGCAAATTGTACAAGCGCGTGGTGGACCATAGCCATTGATGCCCAAGATGACAGAGCCCCCATTGGCTGTCCGGTGTTATACCGAACAGTCTCTGGTGACCCTGGTAACTTCCAATCGCGATCAGTTAGTATTGACGCCCACAGGTCAGCACGTTCTCTCCCATTTTCATTATTAGGATTATCCGAAGCTTTTAGCAACGGGCCTAATACCTCTTTGTAGAGGAGGAGAGGAATGCTGTCTGTTGCCGCTTTGAGATCGAAACTCCAATGGGGCTTAAAGCCCTTCTTGTAGTATGAATCAACTACTCCTTGTTGATCAAAAGTCGCGTCGTTTGACGCTAACTTCGATAACAGTCGGAATAGATGTTCGTGAATCGGTTTCATTGCGACTTGGGTCCAATAATCAGCAATCGCGACTATACGGACTTTACCAGCGGCTTCTTCTATTGTATGCAGCCGACCTAGTATAGGAACAGGAGAGTTATTATCTTCAGATACGATTGTTCCTTTCGGAACTCTCGTAGCCATCCAAGGAAGGCCAAATTGCCAACCCTGGGATCCTAACATGTCTTTAGTCACTTCTTCATAATGACCCGTTTCAGGGTTAATACGAGCGAAGTGGCTCTCGAGTGCTATAGCTGAGAATAAATTCTTAGCCTTAGTGTCTCCATGCATGTCGAACCAATCTAAGATGTAACATCTTTCTTGATTCATCCATGCGTGGGCATCTAGGATAATGGAGCCCATTGCTGGGCCTGAGATATTAGCTCCTGCTGACCGTACTAAGAGGCCTAGGCCACTCTCGTACTTGAAATCCAGTCCTTTAGGACCGAGTTTTGTTTCCTTGAGTAGAGCTGCCGGGAAGACTTCCTGGCAAAATTGGGAGAACTCCTTGAATAAAGGAGTGTCCTTAATGTCTGGATGTGGTTTCGTGATAGTTGAATAAGAGGGGTCCGGATGCGGCGCATCCATTGCTCTGTAGATATTAAATACAGATGCAACCAACCGAATGAACGGAAGGGAGTCTCTACGCAATAAACCACGAAGGTCCGCAGACAGGCAAGAAGGTAGTCCGTTTGATAAACGGACCCCCCAACCTAGCGGCATCGTAGAACGAAGCGGGTTTCCTGAAACGAATGAGTACAAAGCAAACAGAGAAACCTTCAAAAAGGTGACTGCTGCTGCTTGCCCATTATTAGTAAGGATGACCTTTAGGTGATTTACCAAGGGTATGAAATACTCAAGGTAGATTCCCGGGTTCTTCACTTCGGTGTAGTGCAATAATTGGTTTATCCACACGTACATCGTCCGAGCAATGGTATCATTGGTCTCGGTGACCATCTTCGACCCTTTCTTAAGTGTAACTACTTTCCGAACTTGCTTTCGCAAATTCAGGAAGTACGACCACGTGGCGCGATCTGATCGTGTCCACTTCGACTCAAATATATTCTCCCGAAAGGGGGAGTTTTGAGAAGATTGAGAAGAGTCAGATGGTGAAGGACCTTTAGTACCAGGACGAGCGATTACGATCAATGGGAGATCGTTCGAGGCACATACCTTGGACTGAGCCAGGTACTCTGCATGGTTGAGATACAGAAGCCCACTAGGATCTAGAGGGTCTACGATAACAAAGTTACGTAGTCTCTGGAGGTCCCAGTCAACAATGACTGACCAATGGGCGACAGTTCTCACCATCGGATCCATGGCCAGGACACTGCTACGTGTTTCGCGTTTCCCGTTGATCAGGTACTCCACTTCCTGATAAAGGACAGAGGATGACGAGAAGGAACGGATACCGAATTGAGTAACGAAATTCATAGAAAAGTAGTTATTTAAGGAGGTTCCGGAGACCTTCCTCTCCACTATCGCGTTAACCTCGACAATGGCGGACTGGCCGTGAAGAGCCCCGAAAAGGGCTACATCGGTTTCATGCACTGTGTGCAATCCCCCAAATGTCATCCTACTGGTACCGTTTTCCCAATATCTTAACTAAGTGTGCCCTAAGGTGACACTTGCAACATCAGACTTGTAATGAGAACACTACCTCACCATAGAGGTCTAGTACATCATTTTCACGTAGGATCCTTGCGGGTCGTTCAATACCTTTCGGTACGCTCAGGCCAAGGATAGATGTATAGACCACTGGTATAACCAGTGGGATTACTTATCTTTATTTACAAGCTTTACATAGCTATGGTTATTCACCATGATCCCGTCTAAGGGATTTGTAAGTAAGCTCTTTCGAGCCAAGATAGGTTTCATCAGTAACAACGGACGCTTCTCCCATTTAAAGATATGGGATCTGGGTTTGTAATCCAGTTCTCAGATTCTCTTTTTATAGGAATGGTAGTGCCAACCATCGGAAACCGTTTGGTTGGGCCTTTTCCTACAAGGAAGAGGTCGGAGCATCTTGCCTAGGGTAGACTAACTGTTCCCATTCTAACAGGGTTAAAATAGAAACGGGTCAGACTGAAACCAGCAGGTTTCTGATATCAGCATAATCCTTCATCGAAAGATCAAGGCCGAACCTATCAGGAAAGAGGGTGCAACTCCC